TCTTCCGGCGACTTGTAGAAGCCGATCACGTACTCGACGCCGAGCGCATTCCTGAGCTTGTCCAGCAGGTCGCGTCCGGTCGGGTCGCTCTCGTAAAAATTATCGTAGACGGCGCGCCCTTCTGCGGCGCTCATGCCCGCCGTGTCGGGAGCGGGATGCTCGGCGTGCATGCAGTAGATCAGGATCGGCATACCGAGGCTTTTGGCGTGGCGGTATTCCATCTCGGTGATCGACAGGTCGTCAGGGTTGCGCGGATCGACCGGGCGATAGCCGTAGCGCTGTCCGAAGATGCCGACATAGACTTCGGCTTCTTCCACCAGCGCCAGCGAGACATCGACGGCGTTCTGATTGGCGGCGGACAGGGTCTCCATACCGATCGGATGATGCCCGGCGCGCATGATCCCGGCGCGGGCTTGTTCGCGGTGCCTGGGCAGGTCGAGGCTGGTGCTGCTGACCATCACGTCGAGTCGCTGTGGTTTAGTCATGGGCGGGCGCTTTCGTGAGTGTGTGCGGCGGACGATCTCCTGTGCAGATGATACCGCAAAGCGCACCGGGCGGACGCATCAATACGCGCCTCTGCACCTGACATTAAACCTTGAGAACAATACGTGCAATTACACAGCCCTCACCCTAAGTCCCTCTCCCACAAGAGGAGAGGGACTTGCTACGGCGTTTCTCCCCTTCTCCCACAACGGGAGAAGGGGTCGGAGGATGAGGGATACCTGAGCAGTTACCAATATGCGCACAACCGAAAAAGTAAGACTACCCATATGGTATACTCCCGGACATGAATCTGACCATGCTCTCCCCGTTCCTGGCATCGACGCTGCTGTCACTGGCGGTCGCGCTGTACGCGCTGCGCTGGCGGCGCAGTCCGGGCGTGATCTTTTTCGCGCTGTATGCGCTGATGCAGTTCGGCTGGGGCTTGGGCAATATGCTCGAACTGACCGTGCCGCTGGCAGAGGACAAAATCTTCTGGGACGATGTGCAGTGGGTGGCGTTCGCCACGCTCGGACCGCTGGCGCTGGAGTTCACCCTCGCCTACAGTCGCTCGGTCAGGATTCCGCCGCTTGGACTGCGACTGCTGTTGATCGCGCCGCTGATGATCTTCCTGGCGCTGGTGCTGACCAACGAGGCGCATGGGATCGTGTATCCGACCTATCGGGTGACCTCCTCGCCACCTTTTACGGCGCTTATTTATCCTTACACCACCCTGACCTACGCGATCAGCCTGTACGGGTTGTGCTTCTATCTGGCGTGCATGGTGATACTGGGGTCGAGCCTGGACAGGAAAGTGTCGCTGCAGCGCACACAGACGATCTACATCGCCGTCGGGCTGATGTTTCCAGTGCTGGTGATCATGACGGCGGGCGTGCTCGACCTGCGCCTGTTCGGTCAGCGCGACTGGGCGCCGCTGGCGTTCGGGGTCGGCAATCTGGTGATCGCGCTCGGCGTGTTTCGCAGCCGACTCTTTCAGCTCGTCCCGATCGCGCGCGATCGGGTGCTGGACACGCTGTCCGATATCGTGGTGGTGGTCGATCAGGATGACCGCATCGTCGATGGCAACGCCGCCCTGATCAGAGCGGCAAACGGCGCCGCGATCATCGGGATTCCCGCAGAAGCGCTGTTTCCGCGCTGGGGAACGCTGGTGCGTCAGTTGCGCGGGATTCACAGCTATCATGGCTATGTCGGGCTGTCCGACGCGCCGCGTCCGGTCTACGACATGCACCTCTCGCCCGTGTATTCGCCACGCGGTGAGGTGATCGGACGGGTCGCCATCTTTCGCAACGTGACCGAGCAGCTCGATATGGAAGCCGCCGCGCTGGAGCAGGAGCGGCTGCGTCTGGCGCTGGAACACGAACGCAGCCTGAACGAGACCAAGACGCACCTGATGCGCCGCATCGCCCATGAATTTCGCACGCCGCTGGCGATCATGCGCAGCAGCCATGAGCTGCTGCTGCGCTACGGCGATCGCATGAACGACGGGCAGCGCGCGGAAAAGCTCGGCAATATCGGCGCACAGGTCGCGGTGCTGACCGAGATGCTGCATCATGTGCAGGATTCGCTGCTGGCTACCCAGGGCACGCACATTCGCCGGACGATCGTGTCGCTGGCGCCGCTGTGCCGCGCGGTGATCGACGAGCTGACGACGACGCTGTACGCCGGGCGGCGCGTCGATCTGGCGATCGCGCCGACGCTGGAGCATGTCCTGGTCGATCGCTACATGCTGCGGCTGTGGCTGACCAACCTGATCGGCAATGGGCTGAAATATTCGCAGACCGCGCCGGTCGAGGTCGGCTGCCGCGCGCGTGAGGGTGCGCTGATCCTGGAGGTGCGCGATCACGGCATCGGCATCCCCGCCGAGTCGGTCGAGCATCTGTTCGAGCCATTCTATCGCGCGCCGAATACCCACCAGATCGCCGGAATCGGCTTGGGCTTGTCGCTGGTGCGCGATACCGTGCTGGCACATGCTGGTTCGATCCAGGTATGCACCTGCCTGGGCACAGGGACGCGCTTCACGATCACGCTGCCCGATTCGGTCATCGCCCCGGTCGATTGATCCGCCTCTACAGCCGCCGCACCATTTCCAGGCTGAAGCCCTCCAGCGACTCCAGCAGCACATCCGCCAGCGCCAGCACCTCGTCCGGCAGCGTGAAGCCCGGACTCGGCACGGCGATCGCCTTCATCCCCGCCGCGTGCAGCGCCCGGATGCCGTTGGCGCTGTCCTCGATGCCGACACAGCGCTCCGGCGCGATCCCCAGGCGGCGCGCCGTCTCGAAATAAATATCCGGCGACGGCTTGCCATGCGCCATGTCGTCGCCATACACGACGTGCTGAAAGACACGATCCAGCCCGGTGATCGCCATCACCCGGTCGATCACCTGAGTCGGTGACCCCGACGCCAGCGCCACCGGGTACGCCGCCGCCGCTGTATGCACCGACTCGATCGCGCCAGGCAGCGCCGGGAAATGCGCCGTGATTTTGGCATTCACGCGGGCGATCACGTCCGCCATCACCGTCTCGACGGGTGTCGTCAGATGCAGCCGCTCGCGCATCACCTGCGCCCATTCGACGGTGCTGCGTCCCATCGCCAGACGCTGATCGTCCATCGTCCACGCCAGCCCCAGCTCGGCGGCATAGTCGATGCGCGCCTCGTACCAGTAGCGTTCGCTGTCTAACAGCACGCCGTCCATGTCGAAGATCACCGCGTCTATGGGCATGTACTCAATCCTTTTGTCAGCGCGGACGCATCCCTGTATGCGTCCTACAGGTGTCCCGGCAGATTGTCGGCGCGGACGCGCGTTATGCGTTCCCCGCTCATCAGATACTCATCCGAACAGACCGCTTGACAGACTCCCACCCCGACGTACACTGTGCGTATGAGCAAAACAGAACATCCGAGCGAAACGCACGATTTCACCGCGTTCAAGCGGACGCTGTGGCGCGCCTACAGCCATGCTCCCCATCTGGCGCTGATCGACTCGGCGCTCACCCGTATCACCCAGTACGTCGAATCGGGCGGACGCGACGGCATCGGACGGCTGGCGATCTTCATCCCGCCGCGACATGGCAAGTCGCAGGTCGTGGCGCGGCTGTTCCCGGCGTGGTTCCTGGGACGCAACCCCGACGCGCGCGTCATCCTCACGGGTTATGGCGCATCGCTGGTCGAAAAACACAGCCGCGCCGTCCGCAACTGGGTGCGCAGCGCGCCCTACGCCCGCATCTTTCCAGATGTGAAGATCGCCAGCGACAGCGCCGCCCGCGCGTCCTGGGACATCGCCGATCACGACGGCGGCATGGATGCGGTCGGCATCGACGGCGCCGTCACCGGAAAGGGCGCGCATCTGTTGGTCATCGACGATCCGGTCAAGAATCGCCAGCAAGCCGAGTCGTCGCATCTGCGCGCGCAGATATGGGAATCCTACACCGACGATCTGCTCACCCGCCTGGAACCCGGCGGCGCGGTCGCGTTGATCATGACCCGCTGGCACGCCGACGATCTCGGCGGGCGGCTGCTGGCGCGCGAACCCGACGCCTGGCATGTCATTCGCCTGCCTGCCCTGGCTGAAGACGATGATCCGCTCGGTCGCGCGCCCGGCGCAGCGCTGTGGGCGGCACGCTACAGCATCGAGACGCTGGCGAGTCGGCGTGCCTCGATGGGCGCCTATGCCTTTGCCGCGCTCTACCAGCAGCAGCCGATCGCCCGCGAAGGCGGCTTATTCAAATTCAAGTGGATCGACGGGGCGCGCTCGCTGTCGGCGCCGCCGCTGCGCCGGGTGGTGATCGCCATCGATCCGGCAGCCAGCGCGCTCGGTGGCGAGTCCGGCATCGTCGCGGCTGGCGTCTCGTCGTCGCTGCCCGCGCACGCCTACATCCTGGAGGACGCCAGTCTGCGCGGCTCGCCCGACACCTGGGCGCGGGCGGCGCTGGCGCTCTATCACAAGTACCGGGCGGCTGCCATCGTCGTCGAGATCAACCAGGGCGGCGATATGGTCACCCACACGCTGCACACCATCGATCCGGGAGCGCGCGTCGTGCCCGTGCGCGCCGCCCAGGGCAAACGTCTGCGGGCGGAGCCGGTCGCAGCCTTGTACGAGCAGGGTCGCGCGCACCATGTCGGCGTGTTTCCGGCACTGGAAAAACAGATGACCGACTGGCTGCCGAGCGAATCGACCTCCCCCGATCGCCTCGACGCGCTCGTCTGGGCGCTGACCGATCTGCTGCTCATGCCGTCCGGGGTCGGTCTGAGGTAGAGCATACGCAGGGACGCCTAACCATGCGTCCGCCCAGAAAACCGTGATCCACTTCGCACCTTCCGTTCTCCTGTCGAGGAGCCGCCATGTCCGTGATCGAACGTGTGCTTGCCGCGCTGCGTCGTCCGTCTGCGCCTGATCGCGGTGCGTCTGTCTATGCTTTTCCCGACTGGCTGCGCAACCGCGCCCGCTGGTCGCTGTCCGATCGCTACACCAGCACGGTCGAGGAGGGCTACCGACTCAATGTGCTGGTCTACGCCCCGGTGCGCTGCAAGGCGCGGGCGATCGCGTCGGTGCCGCTGCTGGCGATCGGCGGCGATCCGTCCAATCCCGAACCGTTGTCGCCCGGTCATCCGCTGGTGCGCCTCGTCCGCCAGCCCAACCGCTACCAGACCTGGCGCGCCTTCAACGAGCAGCGCAAGACCTATCTTGAGCTGGCAGGCAATGCCTACGTCTACGCCGACCGCCGCGACGACGGCGTGCGAGCGCTCTACAATCTGCGCCCCGATCGCGTCCGCATCCTGCCCGACAGCGGCGGCATCGCGGGCTACTACTATCTGCCGCCGGGTCGCGCCGACGCCGACGGGGTGCCGCTGCTGCCGGAAGATGTCGCACACACCAAGTATCCCAATCCGCTCGACGATCTCGAAGGACTCGGCTACGGCTTACCGCCGCTGTTAGCCGCCGCCCTGATCGATCACACCGATAACAGCGTCACGACCTTCATCAAGATTCTGTTCGAGCGCGGCGCCATGCCGATGGGGATGCTGCGGTTCGACGTGCCGCTCACCGAGGAGGACGCCGACACCGCCAAGCGTCGTTTCATGAGCAAGTACGGCAGCTACGAAAGCTGGATCGAACCCGTCGTGATCGATCAGGGCGGCGGCTACGAGCGCATCGGCATGACCTTCGACGAGCTGGGATTCGATGTGCTGGACGCCCGTGCCGAGTCGCGGATTTTGTCGGCGTTCGGCGTGCCACCGATTTTGATCGGCACGCGCTATGGCATCGCCCACAGCACCTACAGCAATTATGCCCAGGCGCGGGCGCAGTTCTGGCAGGACGTACTGGTGCCGGAATTGCGCATGTTCGAGGACGACGATCGCCGTCTGCTGACGACTCCCGACGGTGCCAGCGTCGCCTACGACCTGTCGATGGTGCCCGCGCTGCAAGCCGACATCCCGCCGTTGGTCGAGGCGGCGCGCACGTTGTGGACGATGGGTGTCCCGGCGAATCAGGCATTCGCCGCCGTCGGTCTGACCATCGAACACGTCCAGGGCGGCGACAGCCCATATAAGGAGGACTAACCATGCACGACCTGCACGACGACATTCACGACGCGCTGACCCCGCTCAAACACCCGTCCGGCGCATCCGTCCACAAAGCCTACCCGATCGCGGTCACCGCCATCGACGCCGGATCGGGCATCGTCGAGGCGATCGTCAATGTCTTTGGCATCCTCGACGACGGCTGCGACATCATCGCGTCTGGCGCCTTCACCCGCTCGATCGTCGAACGCGGCACGCGCGTGCATGTCCTGGACAACCATCAGGTCGATTCGGTCATGCGCATCGTCGGCAAGACGCTCGACCTGCGCGAGGTCGGGCGCGACGAGCTGCCGTCGGCGCTGCTGGCGCGTCATCCCGACGCGACTGGCGGCTTGTGGACGCGCACACAATATTTGCTGGAGACGCCTGAGGGGGAAGGCGTATTTCGGCGGATCGCGGCGGGCGCCGTCGGCGAATACAGCGTCGGCTTCGACGTGACCGCCAGCCGCCGCGAGACGATCATGCGCGGCGATCGACCCGTGCAGGCGCGCATCATCACCGAGGCGCGCCTTTGGGAATACTCGCCCGTGATCTGGGGCATGAATCCCGCCACCGCGACGGTGGGCGTGAAAGCCGCGCCCGCCACCAGCACACCCAGCCGTTCCAGCCGTTTTACTGGCTCAGCCTATTCAGGAGAAGTGACGTTGAATATGACCACCGCGACCGGACACATGCTCGAAGCCAAGCGCCTGCTGGAGACTGCCCGTGTCCTCCTCAGCGCCGACGATGTGAGCGACGACGCCCGCGCCGAAGCCTCCCATCTGCGTGAGCGCGCCGACCGCATCCAGCGCGACGCCGACCTGCTGACCCAGATCGAGCGCCAGGCAAAATCACTGCTCGCCGTCGAGCGCGATTCCATGCGTGACGACTCGGCAGCGGACGGCTTCCGCCATTTTGGGGAATTCGTCGGTGCCGTCGTCGAAGCCAAGTCCACCGGGCGGCGCGATCCGCGTCTGACCTGGCTGGCGCGTGACGCCGAGGACGTGAACACCGAACAGGTGCGCGGACGCAAGGCACTCAGCGGCACGTCGGGCGCGTCGGGTGGCTTTCTGCTGCCCGCGACCTTCGTCGGCGGCTTGCAGGCTGCCATGATCGAGTCCAGCGCTATCCTGCCGCGCGTGACCGTCATCCCGATGACCGCGCGCACGGCGGTGCTGCCCGTGCTGGACTACACCCAGGCGCTGCCTGCGGGCGAACCGCGTCAGTTCGGCGGGGTGCAGGCTTTCTATCAGGACGAGGGCGCCGAGAGCGACGCCAGCGAGCCGAAATTCCGTGAACACACCCTGACCGCCCACGAGCTGACGGTCTACACCGAGGCGAACAACAGCCTGCTGGCAGACAGCGGCATCTCGCTCGACGCCTTCCTGAACAGCGGCATGGGCATGTTGGGAGCGCTCAACTGGAAAGTCGAGTACAAGATTTTTCGCGGCACCGGAGTCGGACAGCCGTTGGGCATCCTCAACGCGCCCGCCGCCGTCAGTGTCACCCGCGCCACCGCCAACACGGTCAGCTATATCGACCTGGCGAAGATGGACGAGGCGGCGCTGCCCTCGACCCGGCTGGCGTGGTTCGCCTCGATCAGCCTCAAGACGCAGCTGCGCACGCTCAAGGACGACGCCAATCAGTTCATCTGGGCGGAAGCGGCGTCGGGCTTGCCCGCGACCCTGCTCGGCTACCCGGTGATCTTCACCGACAAGCTGCCTCGTCTGGGGACGCGCGGCGATCTGGTGCTGGCGGACATGAGCTACTACCTGCTCGGTGATCGCCAGAGTCCGACCCTGGATGTCAGTACCGAGGCGAATTTCCGCCGCAACCGTACCGCCTATCGTCTGATCCACCGTCACGACGGATCGCCCTGGATGAACGCGCCGATCACCCTGGCGGACACGCAGACCCAGGTGTCGCCGTTCGTGGTGCTGGCGTAGTCGTCCGCCCTGTGTGCCGGGACACATCACATAACGATGCGTCCCTGCATCCTCATCCTGTCCATCCGCAGCGCAGATGGTTTTAGGCAGATGCTTATAAATGGAGGCAGACCCATGCACGCCCATTTCGCGGAACAGTACGCGCCGATCGACCGCGCCGCCTATGTCGCTGTCACGGCGGAACAGAACAGCGGCTACGTCGCGCTGACCAGCTATACCCGCATAGCAATCCTGATCCACGCCATCACCGTGACCACCACGCTCGACGTGGACATCGAGATCGCCACCAGCGCGGCGGGCGCCAACGAGCGCACGCTCAAGAGCATGACGCAGCTCGTCGCAGCCGACGACGATGTGATCGTGTGCATCGACGTGCGCCCCGACGAACTGACCAGCCCGGCGGGGACGACCGTCAACGAGTTCACCCATCTCAACGTCGAGGTGACGCCGAATGGCGCCGCCACCCTGAGCGTGATCGTCCTGGGTGTGCCGCGCAGCCAGCCCGCGACCGGCTGGACACAGGCGATCGGCTGATCATGTCCGACTACACCACCGTGCAGCGCCTACGTGCCGCCATCGGCAGCGAGGTCTCCAATTCCGACGACGCCGTGCTGTCCCGGTTGATCACGGCGGTGAGCGGACAGATCGACCGCGCCTGCCGCCGCCCGGACGGCTTCATCGCCGTGCCGACCGCCACCGTCCGCGAATTTCCGTCCGACGGGCGGGCGCTGCTGGACATCGACGAGTGCATCGCCGTCACGCTGGTCGAGGCGCGACCCGTTCCCGGCGCCGACTATACGCCCTGGGACGCCGCCGACTGGCGCGCCTTTAGCGGGTCGGCGCTGGCGCCCCATTTCACGCGCACGCCTTTCACCGCCATCATGGTCGTGCCGGGTGGCAAGGTTCGCGCCTTTGCCGACGGACGCGCCGACTCGGTGAGCGCACCGATGGTGCGCGTGACCGCCCGCTGGGGCTATGCCGCCTCCGTCCCTGGCACGATCGAGACTGCCTGTATCATCGGCGCCGCCCGGCTCTACAAACGCGGCGCGTCCGCCTATCAGGACGCCATCGCCGGGTCGGACGTAGGGATGCTGTCCTATCGGCGCGGGCTGGACGCCGAAGTCGAGGCGATCCTGCGCGGCGGACATTTTTTGCGTCCGCGCGTATGAGCCTCTTTCGTCTGATCGTGGTCTGGCGTGACAGCGGCGACGCGCGCACTCGCCTCGACGCGATCGCCGCACGTCTGAGCGGACGTCCGCTGCACGATGCGCTCGACGCGGCGGCAAAAAGTATCCAGATCGACGCCCGCCGCCGCGTCCCGGTCGTGAGCGGACGCTTGCAGCGATCGATCACGGCTGAGTCGTCCGTCTCCAGCGCCGCGCGCGGACGCAGCGTGGTTGCGCGAGTCGGATCGGCGCTGCCCTACGCGCCGCTCGTCGAATACGGCGGGCGCCGCCGCCGCGCACATCCTTTTCTGCGTCCGGCGTTTGAAGCCGAGCGCGCCGACATCCTGGCGCGCCTGAAAGGTTTGTTATGACTGCTACCCTGCGCGCGCTCGACTCCGCCATCGCCCGCGCCCTGGCGTCTGCCGCTGGGATCGTGCGTGTCCAGGATGCGGCGGCTCTCACCGAAGGTATCCCCGATCTGCCGCTGATACAGGTGCTGTGGACGGGATCGCAAACCTCACCCGGCGCCGCCTCCGACCGTCTGACCTTCGGCGCCGGGGTGCGCAGCACCGACATCACCTTCACTATCGACGTGTACGCCCGTCCGCGTTCGCACCTGGGCGAGGACGCCGCCCGCGCCATCGACACTGCTGACGCTGTGCAAGCCGTCCTGGAATCGGAACGGCATCCCCCGTTTTTCGGCGTCACGGGGGCGAACGCCATCCGCTGGCGTGCCGAACGGGTGACGTTCGAGTACGGCGCCACCGCCTATGCGGGTGTACGTTTCACGCTGACCGTGACCGTATTCTCGTAGAGACGCATAACACTCTGTTCCGGTGCTTTCGTGTTCATCTTTTTTCTGGAGGCAGACCCATGCCCGCCACTACCAGCGCCATCAATGCCTGCGACGCCGCCATCGCCATCGATAATGCCGCCGGCGTCCTGGTCGATATTTCCGGCGCCGCCAACCGTGCCGCGCTCGAATTCACCCAGACGGTCGAGTCTTATCGCGTCTTTGGCGAACGCTGGATTCGCCGCCTCGCCTGTGGCAAAGACGCCACGCTGCGCCTCGATCTGGTCTACACCACGACGGCGAACGAAGCGCTCGACCTGCTGCGCGACTGGTTTTTCGCGTCGGGCAGCGCCGCGCCGCGCACGGTGCGCATCGCCGTCGCCGGGACGATCGGGTCGGACGCCTATGAGGGCGAATTCGTGCTGGCGCGGCTGAATCTGCCACTCGATGCCTCGAATGCCGCGCCGATCCTCGTCACCGCCGACCTGCTGCCGCACGGCGTGGTCAGCTATACCACCATCTGAATGAAAAATGAATGAAAAATCTGAATGAAAGGATTGTCATGCCTCACCGTCACACCGTCGTGCATATCGATGCGTCGTCGGTGCAGGGCGACGGCGCCTATGTGCTGGTGCGTCCGCTGACCTATGGCGCAGCGCGGCGCGTGCGCAGCCGCGCCGAGTCGCTGTCCGACGCCGATCAGATCGCCCTGGGCGAGTCACTGCTGATCGATCACATCATCGGCTGGAACTGGGTCGATGCCGACGGATTAATCCTGCCGCTGCCCTCGGTCGATCGCGCTGTCCTCGACTCGCTGACTGTCGCGGAAATGGACTTGCTCGGTCGAGCGCTCGTGACCGACCCAAAAGCATTCAGCGGCTCGCTGACGCCCTCGTGATTGCGCTCTGGACGGGCAACCCCTCGCGGCTGCCCGACGCCTATGCCGACTATCTGGCGTGCAGGTTGTACAACTGCACGCCGTCGGCGCTGGACGAGCAGGACGCGGATCGCGTGGTGCTGCACCTGGCGTTTCACGACGCCGAACGTCAGGTGTCGGCGCGCCGCACACCCTAGCGACACATCATGATCCGTATGCCAAGCCGACATCTGAAAGAGGCTGTCATGTCCAACACCATCGAAATCGTGCTGCGCGCCATCGACGACGCCAGCGCACCCCTGCGCCAGATCGGACGCGAGCTCGACGCCCTCGCCGCGCGGGTCGCTCATGTCGGGTCGCTGACCCTGCCGACCGCCCGTCCGTTCGACTCGGCAGCGCCGCGCGCGGCTGCGTCGGCGTCCGGCGAGCCTGTCCGCGCCTCCACCATCATCAATGTGCAGATGCCCGCCGAAGCGTTGTCCAGCCCGGCACGCGCCCAGGCGATCGGAGACTCGTTCGGTGAGGCGATCGCCCGCCGCCTGCGCGAGAGAGGATAAGCGATGCGTCGTATCGTGTCTTTTGGCAGCTACACCTTTCCTGACACCGTTCCCGAACGCGGCGAAATTCTGCGCGCCAACTTTGGCGACGGCGTGCGCCATGTCGCACGTCTGCCTGGACTCGACGGCGGCGTTGACCTGCACGGCGCCGACCCGTTCCCCGGCGAGATCGGGACGGTGCGATGCCGTTTCGTCCTGGTGGCGGAGTCCGCGTCCGCGATGCAGACGGCGCGCGATGCGGTCATGGCGATGGCGCGTTACGGTCGCGCGGCGCTGACGATGCAGACAGGCACCAATACCAGCCGTTGGACATGGGCAAAAGTCGCCAGCATTGCCCTGCCGAGCGCACATGATTCGATCAGCGAGCGCCTGTGTGAGGTCGCGGTCGAGTGGCAGGTCGCCTATCCGCGCTGGTTTGCGACTGCGGCGGCGAGTCCGGTCGTCGCGGCGTGCAGCGGCACAATGACTGACTTCACCATCACCACAGGCGGGAACGCGATCGCTGCGCCTGTGATCACGATCGACCCCGGCACCGTGATTGGGTCGGCGGGTGTCACGGTGCGGCGGATGGTCGCGTCGGCTGCCGCAGACGAGATCGTCTACGGCGCCAGTCTGCTGGCGTCGGACGCGCTCACGATCGATTGTCGCGCGCTGGCGGTCAGGAAAAATGGCGCCAACGCCTACGCTAATGCGTTCGCAGCGGCGCACCCGGCATGGCTGCGGCTGCAACCTGGCGCCAATACCATCCGCGTGATCCTGGGCGCCGGCGAGACGGCGAGCGTCAGCGTCGCGTGGGATGAGACGTGGTATTGATAAGAGTCCGGTCATTCAGGTGTTTTTGGGCGGCACGCTATAATGTGTATAGTGCAGCGCATGGGCACACGAGGACTGGATCAATGAAACTGCAATTGTTCGTCATTGCCGACTATGCCAATATCGATAACGCGACGGGTAAAATGAATATCGTTGGCACCTTCAACGCCATCAACACGATAGCATTTCCCGTCCGCTATCATCGGCTGGCATTAGCGCTCAAATTCGTCGCGGATAGCCCGATCGAGCCGACGGGAACGCATAAGCTGGAGATCATTCTGCTCGACGCTGACGGCACCGAACTGATGCAGTTCACGGGACCGCTCACCATGATGCGCGACGGACGCGGTCGCGCGACCGAGGCGAGCATCGTCGTCGAGGTCAACGGGCAGGAATTTCGCCAGCCAGGGATTTATGAATTTGCCGTCTCTGTCGATGGAGCGCGCGTCGCAGACACGCCGCTGGAGCTGATTCAGATCGTGGAGCAGCACGAGGCGGGCGGAGATGACCAGCAGCGCTGAGAAACTGCTGTCCAAAATGCAGGATTCCAGGACAAACTGGAAACGCGGAGACCTGGAGAAGCTGTACACAGGATTTGGATTTATCATCAAGGCGGGGAGTGCCCATGATAAAATCACGCATCCTGATTACCCACAATTATTCACGACACTGCCGCGTCACAAAAAACTGGCTATCGCATATGTGACACAAGCCGTAAAATTGGTACACTGGCTCAAGGCATTGCAGGCAGCAGAGGAAAAAGGCGAGGCAGATGATCAGTGATTTTAGAGACCACGCGGTAAAGCTCGCACGCCGTCCCTATACCGAGTTCATCTTTCAGGACTTCACCACCGATGACGACGGCTCGATCATGTTCGTCGGGATCACGCCAGAGCTGCCTGGCTGCATCGCGCAAGGCGAAACCCTGCGCGAAGCGCGCGAGAACCTGCTGCTGGTGCGCATCGACTCTATCGAGCATTGGCTCACCCATCAGCTCGACGTGCCGCCGCCTGCCAATATGATTGATACCTTCACCGAGGCGACTATGCAGCAGATGCCCATTGAAAGTGTACAAACGTCCCCAGGGGATGATCCGAGCGAGCCGAGCTTTTCCTATTTGCATCGGCATGATTACGGTCCTGTACACGCCTGAACACGTTCGCATCTCGTCGTGCTGCAAAAAGACCGGCCCATCCGCTGGTCTTTTTTATTGCACACACGCGAAAGGATGTTTCATGCAAATGCGGGATTGAGTTGTCTGAATTTTCACGCGAAATTCATCCGAGTTATGTATAATAAAATTCACGAGTTCTCAACTTGAAAACTCGTGGGTTTTTATACCTTGCAGGGTATTGAAACAGAGGTAGTGAAACAGGACATGGACATCACAAAAACGCTCAGAAGCAAGAAGAACGGTTCATTCAACCGACCATCAGCGCTCACAGGGATCGCCAAACTGATCGATCCATTCGATAAAGTGAACAAACCGCTGTCTACACTCGAACAACAGGCAATGCAGTCAGCCAACATTCAAGCGAGCTGGCAGGCAGTCGGTGATTATCTGCGCTTCGGTATAGTCGAGCTTTCCCACGAAGTCAAAGGGCGCGTGAGTGACGACAAGTCCCGCCGAAGCAAACCATCCGGTTGATCCCGATCAGGAGGCTGCGTTCGATCCAGCGCTCGAGCGAGCGCTCGACAATTTGCCTAAGGATGAGCGTGATCTCATCGTGGGCGTTATCGAGCGCAGTATCTCCTATTCTGGTCCGCTGCCTCCACCGCACATCCTCCGGGAGTTTGAGGAAATCCTGCCCGGCGCGGCTGATCGCTGCTTCAAAATGGCAGAGCGCGAACAGAACCACCTTCACGCCATTCAAAACAAGCTGGCTGATGCGGACATAGCCACCCAAAGTTCAGCGTTGACCAGTGTGTTCATCCTGGCTGCGATCACGTTGGTTGGCGGGATTGTACTGATTGCGTTGGGCAGAGATATAGCGGGGTTTGCCTTCATTGCGACTGTGCTTGCGGCGATTGGCGCTGTGTATTGGCGTCGCCAAATGGACAAGGCTAAATCCGCAAAGAACGCGGATGCACCTGAAAATCAGGACGGTGAGCCAGCACAGACGCCGTAAATCGCTTCGATAAAAACCGCCAACGAAAAGACCGCCGCCGCGCGGTCTTTTTTATTGCACAGAAAGGATTGCCTTATGCGCCTGTGGGCGGACATCCACGACAGCACCGGCGCGCGCCTCGGCGATGGCGCGATCGCGCTGCGCGACGCCAGCGTGACGCGCGTCCTCGACGGAGTGGGCACGATCGCGTTCAGCGTGCCGTACAGCGATTCGCGGGCGATCAGTCTCTTACAAAATGAAAGAAACTGCCGACTCTGCGTCGAGCGCGGCGGCACGGTGCGCGAGATCGGGCGCGGGACGATCCGCAAGCTGCGCGTCGAGGTCGCGGATGGCGAACTGCTGGCGACCGTGACCGCGCCCGACGATCTCGACGGCTTGACGCGCGTCTCGACCAAGCTGCGCCGCAAATACAGCGCGCAAAGCGTCACCGCGATTGCGTCCGATCTGGTGAGTCTGGTCGGCGGGTGGACGGTCAGTGCCTCCGGCGGCGGCACGACCGACGCGCGTTTCGACGGCGTGAGCGTGTTCAAGGCGCTGCTGGCACTGGCGGAACACCAGGGCGTGCATGTGCGGGCGGGCACGAGCGCCAACACGGTCGAAGTCGGCGCGTTTGGCGCGTCGGCGGGGCTGCGACTGGTGAACGCGGTCGCAGCGGATGTGGGTATGGATGGCGCCGACGAGATGGCGCTGATCGAGACGATCCGCGTCGAGCAGGACAGCGAGGCGGTGTGTACACGCCTGTACCCGATCGGCGCGGGGATTGGGGAGGCGTGGCTGACCATTTTTGAGGCAACGCGCAATCTGCCCTACACCCGACAGGTGGTCAACATCAACGGCATCGATCAGCACTTCCTGGAAGATTTCGCGGCGGTAGCGCAGTATGGGGTGATCGAGAAGATGGGGCGCTTTGGCGACATCGCGCCACTCTCCAACTCGCCCGGCGACATGGAAAACGCAGCGAACGCGCTGTACGACATCGCGGCGGCGTGGCTGTCGCGCTACTGCCAGCGCCAGGACGTGTATCGCGTGACGGCGCGCAAGGTGCGCGCGACTGTGCGACCCGGCGACAAGGTGCGACTGGTTTACAACGGACTGGTCACGGGCGAAGACGGCACGGTGACGAGCTACATCGACGTGGACGCTGACATGTGGGTGATGGAAGCAACAGAGCGCGTCGGATTGGAAGGCGCCTCGGTCGACCTGGTACTGGCGACGGTGGACAGGCACGCGAAGGACTCGGCGCGGATCGTGATCGGCGCGCTGGAGGAGCTGGAAATCGACGGTGTGACGGTGAAGCCGTACTTCAACCGCGTGGCGTGGGTATATGACCGGGTGATCGATCCGTTCTTCCCGGCGACGGTAGAGGTCGAGCTGACCGATGCCACGCAAGCGCTGAATCGGTGCCTGGTCAAGGTCAAGACGCGCTCGTTCGTTTCGACAGCGCGCGCGACGGTGGTCAACACGCAGCATCGGCACGCGATTCTGGCGGAAAGCGTCGGGTACACGGGACCGTACTACTGGCGCAACGTGGTGATGTACGACGCAGCGAGCAACCCGATCCTGGCGCTGCTGCCGATGAGCATCGAGACCGGAAACATTCGTCCGCTGACGGGGCTTGAAGACAACGAAGATTACATCAGTCTCGAATACGGATTGCAGCAGGACACGCAGACACCAGCCGGGCTGCGGGTGTTTGTCAATGGGACGGACAGGACGACCGCGCTCGGCGGACCCTGGATGGTGAGCGGGGGCGCGGGTGAATTCGAGGTAGACATCACGGCATGGATCAACGCGGCTGCGGTATTGCAGCAGGCGCACCTGGTGCGGATTGAATGCACGAGTGGGCAGGGCGAGGTTGAAGTGCGCGTTGAGGTCTACGAGACGATCCAGAGTATCACGGTCTAGCGACACTTGTCAGAAAGGAAGTTATGCCATGCCTAATCCGC